TTACGGGGTAATGCCAACCGCTGCCGCCACTTTGTCGCCACTAGTGCTTTGTTTTTCGAATTCATCTAAGGCTCTTTCAACATCAGAAAGATACTCTTTGAATGAGTTCAAGATCATGCTTAACGAGCCCCCCATAAATAGGACCTGTTTTCCATCTTTTTTAAAAAAATCAGGATATTTTTCTATAAGTTCAATAATGCTTTTAATATTTTGCCCATCGTTTTCTAAGTATTTTGCATCATTATGCGCACAACTGTTTCTTAATTTTGTTATTTTTTTGATATTCGAATAGTGGGATGTTGACTTCATCCCTATCATTTTTTTGATAAATAGATGGCTCCTCTCAAATCCACTTCCTTTGAGATCTGAAACATTTATAGGAGAATGATGTCTATTAGCAAAGTTGTTACAGAATTTTTCTATTTCGTGTTCAAAAATTCCGAATATAGTTAAGAATACTGACCTGCGGATAATACTTGGGTAGTATTCTAAAAACATTTCATCGAGATCTAGCGATGAGCTGGTGAGTCCCATGTAATGATCAATTGACTGATATACACCATCTTCCGGAGATATTTCAATTATATATTCTTCAGGTCCTTTGTCTTTATATTCTGCTATGCCCTTAGCGATTGATGATTCGCTATGAGTGATTAACGTCTCGATAATATCAAATGTTAAGGAGAAGTCGAATATTGGGAATTGAAACAAAAACTTAACCATGCTTGAACCTTTAAGAATCTGATTTAGTAACATCCAAAGTTGCTAGTGGATTGAAACGAAGAGCTGTCTCTAAGTGATCAGGTGATAGATGAGCATAACGCATAGTCATTTTTATGTCGTGATGTCCGAGGATTTTTTGCAAAGCAAGGATGTTTCCACCCGACATCATGAAATGCGCCGCAAACGTATGACGCAGAACGTGTGTAAGTTGACCGCGAGGGAGCACGATAGACGTTTTTTCCATCACGGATAAAAATTGAAAATAGCAGTCTGTGAAGAAATTGAACCCATCAAGCGCCATGATCTCTTCATAAAGCTCTTTACTGATAGGGATGCTTCTGTTTTTCTTCCCCTTCGTTCTTACAAAGGTAATTCGGTATTTGGTCACCTGTGATCGGGTAAGGTTTATTGCTTCTCGCCAGCGTGCGCCTGTGCTTAAGCATATCTTGACTACCAGTGCCAGAATTGGGTCCTGACGTTTGCAATCATCCAGCAGTTCAACAATCTGCTCATGGGTAAGCCATGCCATCTCTTTTTCTGCGATGGTGAATTTTCGCATGTTCTCCAGTGGGTTTGGATACGACCATTCGCCCAGGCGGGATAGTTCGCTAAAAACACTACTTAGATAGCTTTGCTCCAGGTTAATGGTGACCGGGCTGGCCCCTTTCTTCCATTTCTCGCTGAAGTAGATCTCACCTGTCAGTCGTTTATCTCGATAATGGGCAAACATTTTAGATGTGAGATCGGTTGCAAGGGGATTGCCCAGAGCGTCAACCATCAGCAGCAATTTGTCATAGACATGCTGCCCAGCAGTCAGAGATTTACCATGTAGTTTGAACCATAGCTCAACCACGTCTTTCAGGGTTCGACGATCTACTGATTCGCCCAGCCAGGGCTTTGCTTCGGTTTCTTCCATCGTGTGACGCTCAAAAGCCAGTGCTTCGCCTTTGGTGGCGAATTGTTTACGCACACGACGCCCACTACGTCCGGCGGGGTAACATTCGCAAAGCCATTTTCCTGTGGTGAGTTTTCGTACTGCCATAAAAAATGCCCTCCAATAGAGAGTATTTTTACTGTATGTATAACCAGTGTCAATGTATGAAATCTTGCGACCATACATCTCACTGAAGCCATAATGAAGTTGGCTATTTTTTGCTATGTGAGTATGTGACTTTTGCGGTTAGCCTGCGGCTCATTGTTATATTAGGCGCAGATATAAAAGCAAAAATTATCGCGAGTTTTTAGTACAGATTTTTTTTGATTTACTAATAGTTCCATCATTGCAAACGAACTTTCCATCGGAGGTACAGTGAGAGACACCTCCCTTTTTCCCAGAACAAGGATAATTTTTAGCATAGGTAGTTAGTGGGTTTAATAACAAAGAGCATGATAAAACCACAAAAAATACCTTACCAAGCATAGTTTCCTCCCGGTATTACCTAACGTACTTAATTGTTAAACTTATAATTTTTCCAATTATTTCAACATCTTCTATCTTGCACTCGAAGGCTCTGTTTCCACCTTCAACGAAGATTCTTCCACCGGGTAAACGAGTAATGTCGCGGATTGTTATTTCGCCATCAATACTTATTACCCATTTACCATCACGTATATCATCAAATTCTTTATCACAAATAAATTCAGAATTGTTATCTGTGATGACAAAAGGTTTTTTAAACGTAGAGGGTAGAAATCCCTTATCAAAAATATAAAAACCGTCTTCACGCAAGGCACCATCAGATAATACATATTTAGCAACTTCCATCGTATTTGTATTACCTGAAGTTTGCTTTGAACCATGTCCAGTTGTGAGCCAATTAAGCGAGGTGCCCGTTTCAAGGGCGCACTGGATTACCCATTCTGCTGGGAATGAGTCACGCATGTAGCGTGTAGCGAGTGTACTTTTAGAGATTCCTAAATGATCGCACAACGCCTGTCGAGTTTTGAATCCATAAGCTTCTACCATGCGCTCTATAGCGCCTCGTCCGCCTTTCTCCAAATTCATGGTCACTCCAAGTGAACTTTTATCTTGACGATTTCATCGTGCGATCGTATGTTTATGGTGTTCACAAAATACAAACGATCCGTATTCGTCCTGATTAATCATCATTAAACGAGGAATGTTGCATCATGAGACCTAACATTTCAATCACTCTTACCACGCCTCATGTGACTATTGAACGCTATAGCGAGCTGACAGGACTGTCCATCGATACCATCAATGACATGTTGGCTGATGGACGCCTTATCCGTCACCGTTTGCGCAAAGATAAAAAACGCGAAAAAGTGATGATCAACATAGCAGCCATGACCGTTGATGCGCTTTCAGAATGCAATCTAAACCTTAATTAGTTCGATTCTGAAATACATCAGAGGCATTGACCATGTTTGATTACCAAGTTTCCAAACATCCACATTTTGATGAAGCCTGTCGTGCATTTGCACTGCGCCACAATCTGGTGCAACTGGCAGAACGTGCAGGCATGAATGTGCAGATTCTGCGGAACAAGCTGAACCCAGCTCAGCCTCATTTATTAACCGCACCAGAAATCTGGCTGCTTACCGATCTGACTGAAGATTCAACGCTGGTAGATGGTTTTCTGGCACAGATTCATTGTCTGCCATGTGTACCGATTAATGAGGTGGCAAAAGAGAAACTGCCACATTACGTCATGAGTGCAACCGCAGAGATCGGGCGTGTTGCTGCAGGTGCGGTATCTGGCGATGTAAAAACCTGTGCCGGTCGTCGTGATGCCATCAGCAGCATTAACTCTGTAACACGACTGATGGCGCTGGCGGCTGTTTCATTGCAGGCCCGTTTACAGGCTAATCCTGCGATGGCAAGTGCAGTTGATACTGTAACTGGCCTCGGTGCGTCATTCGGTTTGCTGTGAGGTGCTTATGCTGACGAAAGAACCATCATTTGCATCGCTGCTGGTAAAACAAAGCCCGGCAATGCACTACGGTCACGGCTGGATCATGGGGGAGGATGGTAAACGCTGGCATCCGTGCCGTTCACAAGATGAATTGCTGGCAGAACTATCTACGAAAAAACGGGGGAACAAATGGCTATTGAAGGCGCTGCGGCGACTGTTCCATTAAGCCCCGGTGAACGCCTGAATGGACTTAACCATATTGCGGAGTTAAGGGCGAAAGTATTTGGCCTGAATATTGAGTCAGAGCTTGAGCGGTTTATTAAAGATATGCGTGAACCACGGGATATCAATAACGAACAAAATAAACGGGCACTGGCTGCTATATTCTTTATGGCAAAAATTCCAGCTGAACGTCATAGCATCAGCATTAATGAGCTGACCACTGACGAAAAGCGGGAGTTGATTAAAGCAATGAATCATTTTCGTGCAGTGGTGAGCTTATTTCCAAGACGGCTAACCATGCCGAATTAACCAACTAATGAAATTAATGGCGTAAACCCGCCGGGTATCCCTTTATCTAAATTCAGGAGAATTGATTATGCGTAATATTGAAACCCTCACGACTAAAACCGGACCGGATGATGCAGGGCTTAATATTTTACTGACAGAGGCTCGTCTGGAAGAACGCCGGGCAAGGGCTGAAGCAATGGCAGCTCGCCTTGATAGCCTGGCGTGTCATATCACATCCCGCCAGCTAAACCACGTCGAAGCAGCAGAACTACTGCGTGTAACTGCTGAAGCAATCCAGAACGAAGCGCAGGAGATCCACTAATGGCTGATGCAATGGATCTTGTACAGCAGCGCGTTGAAGAAGAACGCCAGCGCCATATCCGTGCTGCCCGTGCCAAAACGCCGGGCGTGTCCCGCGTGCTTTGCATTGAGTGTGAAGCGCCAATTCCGCCAGCACGCCGCCGCGCCATTCCAGGTGTGCAGCTTTGCATTACCTGTCAGGAAATCGCAGAGCTGAAAGGCAAACATTACAACGGAGGTGCTGTATGAGCACCATCCTGAAATGGGCGGGAAATAAAACCGCCATTATGTCCGAACTGAAAAAACACCTTCCTGCTGGCCCGCGACTGGTTGAACCTTTCGCGGGTTCCTGTGCTGTGATGATGGAGACGGATTACCCCAGCTATCTGGTTGCGGATATTAATCCTGATTTAATCAACCTCTATAAAAAGGTTGCCGCTGATTGTGAATCGTTTATATCTCGCGCCAGAGTTTTATTTGAGATCGCAAACAGGGAGGTGGCTTATTACAACATAAGGCAGGAGTTTAATTACTCCACTGAAATTACTGATTTCATGAAAGCGGTATATTTCCTGTATCTCAATCGTCACGGTTACCGTGGTTTATGTCGCTATAACAAGAGCGGGCATTTCAACATTCCCTACGGTAATTATAAAAATCCGTATTTCCCTGAAAAAGAAATTCGCGCATTTGCAGAAAAAGCCCAGCGGGCAACGTTTATCTGCGCCAGCTTTGATGAAACGCTGGCGATGTTGAAGGCGGGGGATGTGGTGTATTGCGATCCGCCGTATGACGGCACGTTTTCCGGTTATCACACTGACGGCTTCACTGAAGATGACCAGTATCACCTGGCATCCGTTCTTGAACATCGGTCATCAGAAGGACATCCGGTCATTGTTTCTAACAGTGACACATCCCTGATCCGTTCGCTGTATCGCAATTTTACTCACCACTACATCAAGGCAAAACGCAACATCGGTGTGGCAGCTGGCGAGGGTAAATCAGCAACAGAAATCATTGCTGTTTCCGGGCCGCGCTGCTGGGTGGGATTTGATTATTCGCGTGGCGTGGACAGTTCTGCCGTGTACGGAGTACGTGCATGAGTCATGCCGATATGAACAACTGCTGCGGCTTTAACGAGGCTGCCGCAGCATTCTCATGGAACAGCCCGAAAAAGGCCATTAACCCTTATCTGGACCCGGCGGAAGTTGCGCCGGTTTCTGCGCTTTCAAACCTGATCACTCTGTACGCTGCCGATAACGAGCAGGAACAACTGCGCCGCGAGGCACTGAGTGATCAGGTCTGGGAGCGTTATTTCTTTAATGAATCCCGTGATCCTGTCCAGCGCGAAATGGAGCAGGATAAGCTAATTAGCCGGGCAAAGCTGGCGCATGAGCAGCAGCGTTTTAATCCAGACATGGTCATTCTGGCGGATGTCAACGCCCAGCCTTCCCATATCAGCAAGCCGCTGATGCAACGTATTAAATACTTCAGCAACCTGGGCAGGCCAAAGGCTTATTCCCGCTATTTGCGTGAGACGATTAAGCCATGCCTGGAACGACTGGAGCATGTACGCGACAGCCAGCTATCTGCATCTTTTCGTTTTATGGCAAGCCATGAAGGGCTGGACGGTCTGCTGATCCTGCCTGAAATGAGTCAGGATCAGGTGAAACGCCTGTCCACCCTTGTCGCTGCGCATATGAGCATGTGTCTTGATGCCGCTTGTGGTGATTTGTACGCCTCCGATGATGTTAAGCCGGAAGAAATCCGCAAGACATGGGAAAAGGTGGCAGCAGAAACCCTGCGACTGGATGTCATACCGCCTGCGTTTGAGCAACTCCGCCGGAAAAGAAACCGCCGCAAACCTGTGCCCTATGAACTCATTCCGGGTTCGCTGGCGCGTATGCTGTGCGCCGACTGGTGGTATCGGAAATTATGGAAGATGCGTTGCGAATGGCGGGAAGAGCAGTTGCGTGCTGTCTGTCTGGTCAGCAAAAAAGCATCTCCCTATGTCAGCTATGAAGCCGTGATGCATAAACGTGAGCAGCGCCGTAAGTCGCTGGAGTTTTTCCGTTCTCATGAACTGGTGAACGAAGACGGCGACACGCTGGACATGGAGGATGTGGTAAACGCCAGCAGCAGCAACCCTGCGCATCGCCGCAATGAGATGATGGCCTGTGTTAAAGGCCTGGAGCTTATCGCGGAAATGCGCGGTGACTGCGCCGTTTTCTACACCATCACCTGTCCGTCACGTTTCCATTCCACGCTAAATAACGGCAGGCCCAACCCGACCTGGACAAATGCGACGGTAAGACAAAGCAGTGATTATCTGGTTGGCATGTTTGCTGCATTTCGTAAGGCGATGCACAAAGCCGGATTGCGCTGGTATGGCGTGCGGGTGGCTGAGCCGCATCATGACGGTACAGTTCACTGGCACCTGTTGTGTTTTATGCGCAAAAAAGATCGCCGCGCCATTACTGCTTTGTTGCGTAAGTTTGCCATTCGTGAAGACCGCGAGGAGCTGGGGAATAACACGGGACCACGCTTTAAGTCTGAGTTGATTAACCCGCGCAAAGGAACGCCGACAAGCTACATCGCGAAATATATCAGTAAGAACATTGACGGGCGTGGTCTGGCTGGCGAGATCAGCAAGGAAACGGGTAAATCCCTGCGTGATAACGCTGAATACGTGAATGCCTGGGCGTCTCTGCATCGTGTTCAGCAATTTCGCTTCTTTGGCATTCCGGGGCGTCAGGCTTACCGTGAACTGCGATTGCTGGCTGGTCAGGCGGCAAGGCAACAGGGTGACAAAAAAGCAGGTGCGCCGGTACTGGATAACCCGCGGCTTGATGCAATCCTGGCTGCTGCTGATGCTGGTTGTTTTGCCACCTACATCATGAAGCAGGGCGGCGTACTGGTTCCCCGTAAATATCACCTCATCAGAACTGCTTATGAAATCAACGAAGAGCCGACCGCCTATGGCGATCACGGCATTCGTATTTATGGCATCTGGTCACCTATTGCAGAGGGCAAGATCTGCACTCATGCCGTGAAGTGGAAAATGGTTCGTAAGGCCGTTGACGTTCAGGAGGCGGCAGCCGACCAGGGCGCTTGCGCCCCTTGGACTCGTGGCAATAACTGTCCCCTTGCTGAAAATTTGTACCAACAAGGGAAAGACAAATCAGCTGATGGAGATACCAGAACGGATATCACCCGCATGGATGACAAGGAGTTGCACGATTACCTGCACAGTATGAGCAAAAAAGAGCGCCGGGAACTGGCAGTAAGGTTACGCCTGGTGAAACCGAAACGGCGTAAAGACTACAAACAGCGAATTACAGACCATCAGCGACTGCAGCTCGTGTATGAACTGAAGTCCAGGGGATTTGATGGCAGCGAGAAAGAGGTCGATTTACTCCTTCGCGGCGGCAGTATTCCGTCAGGAGCAGGCCTGCGTATCTTCTATCGGAACCAGCGTTTGCAGGAAGATGATAAGTGGCGAAACCTGTATTAATTACGCGGGTTAACAATTCGTGCTCTTAATAATACCAGGCATATCAGGCTGATGAGCGTAAAAAAACGTTTTACATCAGTAAGATTATTATATACTGTAAATATAAACAGTGGTTATGTATACAGTATTGCTTTGGTGTCATAGGAGGAAAGATGCAGGACTATTTTTTGGAGTCTTTGAAGCTCCAGCGCATTGATTTTTTTCTTAAGCTTGTAGCGGCTAGTGAGTGTAGTGATGAAGAGAAGGGGCTGGCTCTGCAGTGGGTTTCTGAACTGACAGATGAACTCATGGCAAAAATCAGAACCCACGAATACAACCGCTCAATGGATGTCATCAGCTGAGGTGACTTTTATGCGCATTGAAATAATGATCGATAAAGAGCAGAAGATTAGCCAGTCTACACTGGACGCCCTTGAATCCGAGCTTTACCGCAATCTGCGCCCCCTGTATCCCAAAACGGTAATTCGTATCCGCAAAGGTAGCTCTAACGGTGTGGAACTTATCGGATTGCAACTGGACGAAGAAAGAAAACAAGTGATGAAAATTATGCAGAAGGTGTGGGAAGACGACAGCTGGCTGCATTAAGAAACGTTGCTGGCGTCTGAACCTGCTTCTGGCGTCAGCAAGGTTGAACCGCGAGCCTTGAGAGGCGTTAACCATAAGTAAAAAGACAGTAATCACTTGATTATCTATCAGGGCGAGACCTATGCTGCACTTTTAGTTATAACTCATAATGTATTGAAATTATTATAATATATGTCATTCTTAAAATGTGTATGCTTATCAAGGAGCAAGAATGAAACGTGGCATTGTAGCTAATCCTAATGAAATGAGTTTTCATAGAAATAATAGTACGGTCTATCTTGGGGCAGGTTTAACTGAGCAGGATATTAATTATTTCTGCTTTTACTGGGATGATGTGGTTATTCTAGATAGTGAAAATATTCACTCGATTGTGCCTAAAGAAAAAGAATTATTAGATAATGGGGTATTACGTAGACCTATTATGAAACATGATGGGATGCTGAATATCCAAGACTTTCCATTTTTATATACGGAATTTCAGTTGCAGACATTGGATGAATTCAGGAAGAACGAGCCTGCTACTTATTGGCACTTTCATCAAACAGGGGAAAATTTAATATATGATAAAGAACAGAAAACGGCCCTTCAGTTGAGATTGGAGTTGTTTAATGTTCTGAGAATTCCTGATAAAGATGCTCATATAGAAGATATATTACGTTTTAAAGATGATTGTCAGGATGATCTTAATGCGTTACATGAGTACTTAGAAAAACTGTATACTGAAGTCCTTTATTCTAGAGACCCTAATCTAACGAGGGCTAAAAATTTTTCTTTATTACAAGAGGCTGTAGTTAATCTTGATAAAGCTATCGAAGGGAAATGGAGAAATCCTATCAGAATGGGAGTCAAAGCCAATCCAGAAGTAGATGGTGGGCAGGTTCTGGAATTTTTAAAACCGTTGTACCATGCTGCTATTGCTGGTTATTCAGGCGGTATTATTCCCGGTATGGTTACAGCCTTGGCAACCGCAATTCCAAGTTTTATAAAATTCCAACCAGAATGGGTGGGCTTTAGAGATAAGGGGCCTAAAGAATTAGCTTATCTTACCAAAGCAACGCATAAGGGGTTGATTAAGAGAGCTTAAGACATTTTAATCGATTTTCGCAACTATATTCCTTCGTAACCACACAAGTGCATGACTATGCCGCATGAATCCGCATGATCGTTTGAGGATCGTTTTAGCTGAGGCCCGCTAGGAATGGCGGGCCTTTGCTTATGTCATGCAGGCGCATGAAAACCACTACATAAAGCGGGCAGGCGTGGCGGGGATACGAGCGCGCGCTTAAGGATAAATTGAAGTTGATTTAATTTTTCGACATGGATAATCTTAACTACGTATGATTATTGATAAAAAATAAACATAAACAATTGTAGCGGATCTTAAAACTTATTAGGATTAGTATGCTTAAAACAAATAAGGTATTTATTGACACACAAACGTACGTAAAGGCTGGTCTTCATTTTGAGGGGGTAGCATTTAAAGCTTTCCATGAATTATGTGCGAAAGGTGATTTAGTCTTAATTACAACTACAGTTGTAGAGAGAGAAGTAAAAGGTAAAATAGAGGAATCAATAAAGGATGCTCTGCAGGCTATAAACACAGTACAAAGAAAAGCTAGGCTTTTGAATAGTATTGATAATGGACCGCTCCATGGTTTTTTTCAGCAATTTAACGAACATGAAATTCACGAAGCAGCACAAAAAGTTTTTGATGATTTTTTGAAAGGATGTCACGCCAAATTAGCTACAATAGAAGTGATAGATCTTAATGAGGTTTTAGATAAATACTTTGGCAAAGAACCACCATTTGGGCAAAATAAGAAAAAAAGTGAGTTTCCTGATGCAATCAATTTAGCTGCGGTAGAGCGATTTGTTAATGATGAAGATGTGTATATCATTTCTGAGGATAGTGACTTAAAAAATTATTGTGATGGTAAAAACAATCTTCATCAAATTGATTCACTTGATAAGTTTCTAGGTGAATACAATACGCATACAAACGAATTAAGTAATAAATTGATGCAGTTTATCGAAAGCAAACGTGAAGACATAAGAGCGGACGTAATTGCCCAACTCAATGATGCCGATGGATATAACGTTTCAACTTGGGAAGACGCTGAATTGGATTCATTTGAAGTCGTCAATATTGATGACTTTGAACCATCAATAATTAAGATTGACAATAATTATTGTCTAGCGACCTTCTCTGTTTCTGTAGATTTTGAAGTTACTGTTTCTGGTCCAGACTTTAATAATGGGTATTGGGATAGCGAAGATAAAGTAATGATTCCAATGGAGACAACCACACGAACTGAAGTTCAAGAGATTAGTTTCGATATTGAAATTGAAGTTATGTATGAAATCGAGGATGGTGAATTAACAGATATCGCATTTGATGTGAATATTGATAAGTTATCCCGAGGGATTGAGTTCTCTATTGAAGAAAATAATTTTGAATATTAATTCGTTCATAACGGCATCATTGTGATGCCGTTGGGTTTTATAATGTATATATTTCAAAATTTATAATTTCATGACCAAGCCATCTGTTTATTTCCATGAATCTTTTTTGAAGTGGTAATAGTTCATTTCTTACGAAGACGCAGCTCGCCTTCTCCACATCACCAAAACCCCCAACATTATTCGGCAAAATTCCCATCATCTGAGGCGGTACGCGGTGTGCCGCCATCATGTCATCACGGCTGACGTTCTTGATGTTCAGAAATTCATCCTTCGCCGCGACTTCTGACAACGGGATGATCTGAAGCCCGTCCTTTTTGCCGTTAGGCGAGTACATAAACAGGTTGCGGAAGTTGCCAGGGCCTTTGGCGCTTTTCATCGCATTGCGGAGGTTGTTCACATCCTCCTGGTTCTGCGCGGCATCGGTCATGTACATGATGAAGCCTGCATGGCTGCCGTTAATGTAATACTTCCGGCGGAACAGCGTGGCGGACTCGTTGAGCAGGGCTGACGGAATGGCAGAAAGATAACCTGGTAGGCCGTAGATCTCCTGGTTGATGTCAGGTTCCATCAGATGAAAAATGCTGCCTTTCGTGAACTGATACGGCTGGGTTGTCATACCGTATTGCACAAACCAGTAGGTATCCAGGTCTAACCCGCGTCGGGTGTATTTTGCCAGCGCAGGCTCAAGGGCGATAACTTCACCGAAGCGGTTCGTGCGTTTCTCCAGGTAGGCGTTACCAAATACCAGGTAGTCCTGCACAAAACGTGAAAAAGCCTGCTGGCTGAGCAGCGGGTGAGGGATATAGGTACTGGTCAGAATGTTGCACTTTACTGCAATCGGGGAACTGTGATGCACGGCAGCGCGGAAGGTGCGCGCCAGTCCGTCAAAGCTGACGGGCGGCTCATACCAACGGTCCATCTGTACGCATTCCACATAGTCCAGTAATTCTCGGCGGTCCAGAACAGGAACGGGATCGCCGAAGCTGAATGCTTCGGCTGTAGTTTGACTTTTAAGCTGGATCTGATTCGTCGCCGCAGCGCGGTTCTTCTTACTCTTTCCCATCAAAAAATCTCCACAATATTGCTGGCATTGGCGGATTCGCCCTGCAGCGGTTCGTTAAACAGTGCGTGCATCGTTGCCCAGGCCAGATCGGCGTGGCTGGCTTCTTCGCTGCGGCTGGCTTCATAGGTCGGGCGGTTGCCGCTGGCGGTGGTAGCGCGACGGATTGCCATAAATGATTGCGCAATGTCGGTGTGCCCGGCGTCAAACTCCAGACGGCGGTGGCTGATAATGTCGTAGGCCTTGAGCACCAGGGCGTTTTTAACGTTGGGGTTGTAGACAAACTCCCGGACGGCAGGAAAGAATGCTTTCACGTTCTCGTAAACCCCGTGACCAACGCCGGTTGAGTCGATACCGATATAAGTCACGTTGTACTGTTCGGTCAGTTTTTTGATGGCGTCAGCCTGAGCGCGGAAGTCCATCCCGCGCCACTGGTGACGCTCAAGAATGCGGAATTTACCGCCCGGTACGGCTGGCGGTGCCACCACCACGCATCCGGCACTGTCGCCGTTCTGAGTACCTTTTGCGGGGTCATAACCGATCCATACTTCGCGCCAGCCAAACGGGCGCAGGGCCAGTGCATGAAAGTCGGTCCAGACTTCCCAACTGTCCACCATGCACGCCTGCAGTTCGCTGAGCGGGAACACGGACGCGAGATCGTCCACGAACTCACACATCAGCAGGTTCTGGTATTCGTCCGGGCTGTATTCCATGCGCAACTGGTCAAGGTCGAACAGGTTACAGCCGCCGCGCACCGCATCTTCCACGGTGACTATCTGGCGGTATTGTCCGTCTGCGCACAGCAGGCCGGGGGCCAGATTGCTGTGGGACAGGTCGATGTCCACCTTATCGGCTTTGTTGCGCCCACGGTTGAACAGCGCACCGGACCAGAACGGATAAGCACTGTGTGTCAGGCTGGATGGCGTGGAAAAATAGGTCTGTCGCCATTTTTTGTGAATAGCCATACCGGAAGCCACTTTGCGCAGCTCCTGGAATTTCGGTATCCAGAAATATTCATCCAGATACAGGTTGCCGTGATAACTCTGGGCCGTGCGGGCATTGGTGCCGAGGAAGTAAAGCGTGGCCCCGTTAGGAAGCACCATCGGATCGCCTTTCAGCTCCACCTCCACTTCTTTAGCGAAGTCGATGATGTACTGCTTAAAGACGTGGGCCTGTGCCTTACTGGCGGAAAGGAAAATCTGGTTACGTCCGGTAAGCAGAGCGTCAATCAGGGCTTCACGGGCAAAGTAAAAGGTCGCGCCGATCTGGCGTGACTTCAGCAGGTTGCGGATGCGGTTGGTTTTTCCGGCTTCCCACCAGTGGCGCTGATAGTTGAACATGGAGGAATGGAAGATTTCTTCCAGTTTCTCAATCTGCTCATCGGTGAAAACATTCTTTTCCGGCTGACGGCGCGGGCCTTTGTTGCGGTTGGCGACGTTAGGGTTTAAGTCGGCTTCGTTGCCGCCATTGTTAAACTTGCCGATCCGCGCATGGCGCTCCGACTGGCGCGCCAGCAGGTCAATCTCTTTGAAATCTTTCCCTTCTTTGTGCTCCTTCATAATGAGCTGGCAGTAGCGTGCGGCGGTGGTGAGCTGCATCTGATCCAGCGGCCCATAGTCACCCCACTTGTCGCGTTTTTTCCAGCTGTGAACGGTTGCAACTTTCTCGCCCAGCATTTCAGCAATGCGGGCTACGCGGTATCCCTGAAAGTACAGCAGCATGGCCTGCCGACGGGGATCGAGATCTGCGGGTGTCAGTGTGGTGTTCATGGCACAAACCTACAGCCTTGAATGAAGGCTTTCCCCGCCTGCGGTTTGTGTGGTTGTCGGTACAAATACCGCGCATTGTTTCACTGCCCCCATCACCGCAACCATAAGGCTCCAGTAAGTTTTTTCTAACGGAGCACGGCTCATGACAGTGAAAGCAAAGCGTTTTCGCATCGGGGTGGAAGGTGCCACCACCGACGGACGCGAAATCCAGCGTGAATGGCTGGAACAGATGGCAGCCAGCTACAACCCGGCGGTGTATACCGCGCTGATTAACCTTGAGCACATCAAGTCTTATCTGCCGGACAGCACCTTTAACCGCTACGGCAAGGTGACGGCGCTGTTTGCTGAAGAAATCACGGAAGGTCCGCTGGCAGGCAAGATGGCGCTGTATGCCGACGTTGAGCCAACGGAGTCCCTGGTGGAATTGGTGAAAAAAGGCCAGAAATTATTCACCTCTATGGAAGTCAGCCCGAAGTTTGCTGATACGGGCAAAGCCTACCTGGTCGGCCTGGCTGCCACTGATGACCCTGCCAGTCTGGGCACTGAAATGCTGACATTCAGCGCCAGTGCAGCCCATAACCCGCTGGCAAACCGCAAGCAGAATCCCGCCAATCTTTTTACCGCTGCAGAGGAAACGGTGATCGAACTGGAAGAAATCCAGGATGACAAACCGTCCCTGTTTGCCCGTGTCACGGCGCTGTTCACCAAAAAAGAGCAGTCCGATGACGCCCGGTTCTCTGATGTGCATAAGGCCGTGGAACTGGTCGCCACTGAGCAGCAGAACCTGAGTGCGCACACCGAAAAATCCCTGTCTGAGCAGGAAGAACGCCTGTCTGAGCTGGAGACTGCCCTGCAGGCACAGCAGACCGCCTTTAACGAACTGGTGGACAAGCTGAGCCATGAAGACAGCCGCCAGGACTACCGCCAGCGTGCAACAGGCGGTAACGCCCCCGCTGACACTCTGACCAATTGCTGATGGAGCACAAAACCTGATGAAGAAGAATACCCGCTTTGCTTTTAACGCTTACCTGCAGCAACTGGCGCGTCTGAACGGTGTGGCAGTTGAAGAACTGTCCAGCAAGTTCACCGTAGAGCCGTCCGTGCAGCAGACATTGGAAGACCAGATCCAGCAGTCCACCGCTTTCCTGACGCTGATTAACGTCACGCCAGTGACTGAGCAGTCCGGTCAGCTGCTGGGGTTGGGAGTTGGCAGCACCATTGCCGGAACCACTGATACCACCGCGAAAGAGCGTGAACCTGTCGATCCGACGCTGATGGTCGATGTGGAATATAAATGCGAGCAGACCAACTTTGACACGGTACTGACCTACGCGAAGCTGGACCTGTGGGCGAAGTTTCAGGATTTTCAGGTGCGTATCCGTGACGCCATCGTGAAACGTCAGGCACTGGACCGCATCATGATCGGCTTTAACGGCGTGAAGCGTGCGAAAACCTCCAACCGTAGCGAAAACCCGCTACTGCAGGATGTGAATAAAGGCTGGCTGCAGAAAATCCGTGAGGATGCACCGGATCACGTCATGGGCAGCACCACCACGGGCGGTGAAACCACACCGGGTGCGGTGAAAGTCGGGAAAGGTGGCGAATATGCCAACCTGGACGCCGTGGTGATGGATGCCGTCAATGAGCTTATCGACGTGGTCTACCAGGACGATGACGATCTGGTGGTGATTTGCGGGCGTGAACTGCTGTCTGACAAGTATTTCCCGCTGGTTAACAAAGAGCAGGAAAAC